GTTATATCAGTTGGTTCAGATGTGACTTCAATTAAAGTTAGAGATGATTATATTGGTTGGACTAAAGATAATAAATTTGTAGACCATAAACTTAATCATACTTGTATCGGAACATCAATAGTTCCAACACAACCTTTAGGTTTTAACTTTCTTGGTGGTAAGTTATTATCAGCTTTAGTAACCACATCTACAATAAGAGACCAATGGAAGAAAAACTATGATGAAGTTTTAGTTGGTGTTACCACAACATCTCTATATGGAGTTCATTCTCAATACAATGGAATCCCACATTGGAAAACACTTGGTGAATCAATGGGTAAGATTGCCATCAAACCTGATGATATTGTATATAAAGTATGGATGAATTGGTTAAAAGAAAATCATTTTGAGGAGTTTGATAAAGCTATTAATGCTACAGGTCCTAAACAAAATATTTTAAACAGAGTGTTTAGACATTGTGGTATTAAATTAAAAACATATGAACACGGATTTAAACGAGGTGTATTCTTTGCCAATATGTATGATAATGGTTTAGAGTATTTGAGAAATGAAATCAATGAGTCTGAATTAGTTATGAAGAAAAAGTTTGTAGAGGATTATGATTATATCAATAGATGGTGGAAGAAAAAAGCTATTAAAAGATATACAAAATTATTAGAACAAGGTCGTATAAAAGATGAAACATTATTTTACAATGATATGTTTAATATGACATGGGAAGAAGCTAGAGAGAAATATTTAAAGGATGTTGGTAGATAAATTTTTTGACAATACATTTAATTTAGATTCTGAGAAACAGAAGATAATTAATTATATAAAAATGAAAAAGAAACAATCTTCTTCAGAAGCTGTTTTCTATGATAAATATTTTGAGATTCAAAATTGTATAGGTGAACAATTTAAAATCAATATATTAAAAAATAAACTTTGGAATGAAACTGATATATCAAATCTTAAACCAAAAGTTATTTTAGTTGATACTACAGAACAACTTGATGATTGGCGTTATCTAATTCGTTTTACTTCAAGTTTTAAAAATGTATCTAATCCCGGACGTAATATAAAATTTTTAGTTATAGATGAAACTACTGATAAATATCTTGGAGCTTTGACTGTAACTTCAGACTTTGGTGATTTAGGTGCTAGAGATAGATACGTTGGTTGGACAAGAGATAATAGATTTAAAAATAAAAAGTTAAACAATGTAGCATGTGCACAAGCTATAATTCCAATCCAACCATTTGGATATAACTTTCTTGGTGGTAAACTTATGGCACTGATGATTACTTCGGATGTAATTAGAAAATCTTGGGAAGATAAATATGGAGATATATTAGTTGGTATGTCAACTACGTCTTTATATGGTACATGTTCACAATATAATAATATGCCAACATTTAAAAAAAGAGGTAAGACCACAGGAAAGATTCCTTTAAAACTTCCAAAAGAAATGATACGAGTGTGGGAAGAATACTTTGGTGAGAAAAGAAAAGTAAGGTCTAATTTAGATATTAAAATTTTTAAAGAATGTGAATTAAAATTAAAAGATTATCAAAGTGATAAGAAGAGAGGAGTATACTTTTGCCCATTCTATGAAAACACAAATGATTTTTTACAAAACAATATTGAAAAAAGCTCTTTGAAATTAAGGCAGAATTTTGTAAATTATAATAATTTAATATCTGAGTGGTGGAAACCAAAAGCAGAAAAAAGATTTAATAAACTAAAATCTGATAACAAAGTAATATCAGAATTACATTTTTGGGATAAGTTATTTGGTTTAACTTATGAACAAGCTAAAGAAAAATATTTAGGAGAAGTAGGAAGATGATAAATCAAGAACAAATGGATAACAATTGGAATGAGTTAATGTCAATCATTGATGAACATTTCGAAGGTGAGCAGAAAGAAAACATTCTAAAGTTACATAGTGACTTTGAAACAGAATACAAAACAGCACCTGCATCTGGTAGACCTAATTACCACAATTGTTTCAAAGGCGGTTATCTTGACCATATATTACATGTGATTAAAAACTCACTTATGATTAAAAAACAATACGAATCAAATGGTGTGGAAGTAATACATTCAGATTCTGATGTTGTGTTAGCTGCTATGTTTCATGACTTAGGTAAACTTGGTGATGGGACACAACCATATTACAAATATCAAACTGATGATTGGAGAAGAAAAAAATTAAAAGAGTACTATACTCATAACAAGGATTTAGATTACATGACAGTTCATGATAGAGCTTTATGGTTACTAGCTAAATACCATATTGATGTTAACCCACATGTATACAAAGCTATATTATGTGCTGATGGATTATTTGACCCAGCTGCTGAAACTTATTTTAGGTCATATGTAGACACAAGACATGTTCTTGGTTCAATAGTTCATTTTGGTGATTGGTTGTCTACAATATGTGAAAAACAAACTTGGTTACAAGGTGAGGAAGAACATTCAGACGAGGGAGTAACAAAACATAAGGAAGTTCCAAAGGAACAAATAGACAATATGAAAGCTAAGTTTGACGAGTTGTTTAATTAGGAGATTATTATGTGGATGGGATTAACAATATTATTTTTCTTTATAAGTGTGTTTACATCTTTATTGGTGTATTACTCATTACGAAGAATAACACAATATGAAGAATTAATTTTACAGATTCAACAAGTAATTAAATTCTCAACAGAGAAAATGAAACTCGTTGATGCTAAAGGACATTATGAATCAGATGATGAGACTGGTTTTTTCTTTGAACAATTAAAACAAATTCAATTATCCCTTGATGGAATATTTGAAGAGGAGACACAAGATGCCAAAAAAGAAAGCTAAAAGAAAAGTATATTTCGGGCAAGAAGTTCAAGATGCTATTATTGAATATAATTCAACTGAAAGTAGTAGTGAAAAAAATATAATATATGGAACAAGAATACACAAAGCGTTTGATAAGTTGGCTGAAAATATAATCAATACTTTTAAATTTACTTATTTTGATGACCCATTTCAAGATGTCAAACATGAAGTTGTTGCATTTATGGTAATGAATATGCATAAATATGACCACACTAAAGGTTCAAAGGCATTTAGTTATTTTTCAGTTGTCGCTAAAAATTATTTAATTTTACATAATAATAACAATTATAAAAAATTAAAAACTCACGATGGTATGGATGTATTGGATAGACATAGGGGTAAGGATTCTAATTATGAGTCTGACTTCATAACACTAACAAATGAAATAATAGAATATTTTGATTCAAATATGAACACTATTTTTAAAAAAGATAGAGATTTAAGAATAGGATATGCTATTGTTGATTTAATGAAACAACGAGATGACATTGAAAACTTCAATAAAAAAGCAATTTATATTTTAATTAGAGAAATGACAGATGTAGAAACAGCACACATTACTTCTGTGGTTAATGTTTTGAAAAAACATTATAAAAAACTTCAAAACCTTTATCATAAACAAGGTTCAATAATACATAACCGTTCAGGTTCATTCTTTTAAAATACTAAACCCTCTTAAATGAGGGTTTTTTATTTCAGACAATTTCTTACAATTTTTATATTTATATATGAATAAGTACATCTACAGGAGATTGTATGTCAAACGAAAAAGAAATATTTGAAGGTAAAACCTTTCAAGACTTAACAAAAGATATTTACGAAAACACCACAAAACGTAAAACTCAAATTGATTTGTTAATATCAGAAATTCACGGATTCATAACAACCATCGATGATGTGGTATTAGTTGCACCTATTATAAAAGAATATATGGATACAGCTGTTCGTAATGATGAACACTTGGTAAAACTTGCTGGTGTACTACAAAGAATTATTTCCAAATCACAAGGTGAATCAGATGAATCAATGTTGTTAAGTGATGAAGAAAAAGCGGAATTAATGGGTACACTTCAAGATACAGTTGATGATTTACAAAAAGAAAGTCATCGTCTTGAATCTATAAAAGATAAAACAATTCAAAAAGGATATTCGGAGGGTTAAATGGGTTCAACATTTACAACATTTGCAGGACAAAAAGTTAAAGGATTTATGGGTAAAGAATATTCCGTACCGATATATTTACAATTTGTTCCTGGTTATTGTGTTGACGCTATTCATTCAGAACAATCACTTGGATACAAAGGTGAACAAACAATAAATTCTATATATGCCGTATCACATGTGGGGGGTGCAACAGGAAAAAGAAGAGCACAATACTATAGTGAAGACAATAGATATTTTCCTCTACTTAGAAATCCAGGTGATGTTCCAACAAAAGGTGACCCAGTATTACTTTGTACTATTGGAAAAGTAAATTATTATTTAGGGCCTTTGAATACAATTGATAATAGTCCAACATGGAATGATGATAAAAATTATAAAAAAGAATTAACAATGTTAAATGCAGATAGAGCTAGAAATACTCAAAGAGGTGAACGTGGTGAAAGTTTTAACTTTAATAAAGAATTATCGTATAGTAGATTACAGAAAGTAAGAAAAGAAAATTTAGACTATGGTGATACTCTTAATGAAGTTGTTGGTGATTATATGATTGAAGGTAGACATGGTAATAGTGTTCGTGTTGGGAGTAGAAGTAATAATCCTTATATTTTTATATCCAATCAGAGGAATAATGAAAATGTTTTTGAATCAGTATCTGATGGTAGTCTAATAAGTATTACGTCAAATGGAACACTAGCAGAGCATTTTCCAAGTTACTTTGATGGTGATGTAGGGATAATAAATGAAAGTGGTGAGGAATCAGGTGAAGAAAGTGAAGAAAAATTTGGGTTTACTCTATCATCTGATGGACTGGAAGATAACACTTATCCAATTGGAACTATACATTCAGATTTAAACAATGGTGCTGATATTCAAGATACAATTTATGGATACAATACAAATCAAATTTTATTTAATTCAGATAGAATAACTTTAAATTCAAAACTTGATGATATTTTTGTATCATCGATAAAAGATATTTATATTGGTAGTGGTAGACATTTATCAATCAACGCACCAACAAGTATAAATGTTTTATCAGATAATGTTAACATTGGTAATCCAAATAAAGCGACAATGCAATCTATGGTATTAGGTGAAAGACTTATAACAGCTTTAAACGCTATAGTAGATTTAATACCATCTATTACAATTTTTACACAAGCGGGTAATCAATCACCATTACCAACGATACAAAAAGATATATCAAATGTTAAAGGTTTAATAGATGATATTTTAAGTACAAAACACAAAATAGAACAAGGATAGTTATGAAAAAGAAAAAACAAAATATAAAAACTATAATCAGACAAATCGTTAGAGAAGAAGTTGCGATGGCTATCAAAGAAGTAATAACTGAATTGAAGCAACCAACCCAATCTAAACCACAACCTAAAAAAATAGTTGAGAAAAAATCATTTACAAAAAATTCAGTATTGAATGATGTATTGAATGAAACTGCTCAAGATGGTGATTGGAAAACATTGGGTGGTGGTGAGTTTACTTCAGATAGAATGAATGAATTAGTTGGTAGACAATATGGTGATATGATGAATCAACAACCACAAGTTGTTCCATCGAGTGACCCAATGAGTCAGTTCTTAAATAAAAATTATAGTGAAGTATTGGAAAAGTCAATAGAAAAATCTAAAAACAAACTTGGAAGATAATAATGGGATTAAAACAAGATTTAATAGATGCGGTAACATCAGCGTATGTTGATACAAATCCAGGTGGAGATTCTTCGGATTTACCTGATACATCTAATGGTTCTTATATTGAAAGACTAGCTCATTATCAGACAGAAGCGATAGCTAAATTTTTAACAGAAGCTGAATTTAGAATTACTCGATTAAACGCTCCTGTTATTGTTGAGAATTATAAAATACCAGACCAACCCATAAATATTCAATTAGAAACTTTATTGGGTGAATATCAACCTATTTTAAAAACATTAAAAAAGTTAGGTGACCCTCTTGGTCTCGGAGCTACAATTGATGCATTGGAGGGTCAAATTGAAAAAGCTGTACTTCCACTATTAGAGGGTGGTGGTATTTTACCTGGAATAGATGTAGAAAAAGATAATGGTGGATTGGAGTCAACTGGATATGTATATATTGGAGACCCACCTGATTCTCAAGATGATTTTGATGTTGAGAATGAAGATGGTCAAAGAGAATTTACAACTGTAAAGTTAATTAGAGAAGATATTGAGGATATATTATAATGGCTATTAAAGATACATCAAGAAAACCTTTTATAGTTGATAATGATACTAATGTTAAAATTGGTATTGATTTACCTATTCGTAGGGGTGATAATTTAGACGGATTTTTTGCAACCACTTCAACGACAATTGAAGCTGTAAAAAATAATATAAGAAATTTATTACAAACAGAAGAAGGTGAGAGATTTTTTCAACCTAATTTAGGTGTAGGTTTGAAAAGAATATTGTTTGAACAAATTACAGAAGAAAATTTAACTACAATTCAAGACACTATTTTAGACAAATTTGAATTTTGGTTACCTTTTGTTGAAGTAAGAGATATACAAGTTTTAAACAAAGAAAATGATACAACAATTAGAGAAAACGAAATTAGAGTTAAAATATTATTTAACATTAAACAAGACCCAAACACTTTAGATTCAATAACTTTAGATTTTTCAAGTGATGTATCAGAAACAGAATCAAGTGTAACAAGTGGAACTGGATATTAATTGGAGATAAAAAATGCCAACATATGGTAAAGAAAATTTTAAAGAATCAAATGTAAATTATTTAAATAAAGATTTTACAGCGTTAAAAACATCTTTGATGAATTATGCAAAATCTTATTTTCCAAATACATATCGTGATTTTAATGAAACATCACCTGGTATGATGTTATTAGAAATGAACGCATATGTTGGTGATGTGTTATCATTTTATGTTGACCAACAATATCGAGAGATGTTGTTACCATTAGCTGAAGAAAGAAGAAACATAATCACAATGGCTAAAATGTTTGGATACAAAGTAAAACCAATTGTTCCATCATATGTTGATTTAACTTTTCAATCCAATGTAAATGCTTCGAGTGGTGATGTATCAAAAGTTGATTATTCAAATGCTAGTGTGTTTGACGCCGGAATAGAAATAGTTTCAGATACAAATTCAGACATTATATTTACTACATTAGAACCAATTGATTTTAAAATTACAGGTTCAAAAGATGGTAACACAATTGGAACAGTTGATGCTAGTGGTTTAGCTTCAACTTATACACTATCAAGAACTGTAAGAGCGGTAAGTGCAACTGAAAAAACAATTACATTTCAAGTTGGAATACCTGAAAAATTTAAAACACTTACCATACCTGATACAAATGTAATTGATATAATTTCTTGTGTGGATTCAAATGGAAACAATTGGTATGAAGTTGATTTTCTTGCACAAGATAAAGTACCAATAAAAACTCATTATAGTGATAATATAAATAGAGATTCAGCTTATTCATCTGAAACTGGTGGTTTAACATCAACTTCAGCTGTGCCTTTTTCGTTGACATACATTACAACACCAAAAAGATTTACTCGTGAAACAAATCAAGATAATACAACCTCACTTGTGTTTGGTAATGGGGTATTAAAAGATGGACAACTTGTTGATGAGGGATATATTGACATGGAACAAGTTGGTGTTACAATACCTGGACAAACCAATGATTTAAATAATGCGATTGACCCTTTGTTAGGTGATGAATATTCAACACTTGGTGAAACACCGAACAATACAACTTTAACAATTACTTATCGTGTTGGTGGTGGAATTGATTCAAATGTTCCAAGTGGTGATTTAACCACTTTACCAACTATAATCCCAACAGCTATTGATGGTGGTTCAACACTTTTAAATGTAACAAATGAAAGACCAGCAATTGGTGGTAAGGATGAAGAGGATACGATTGAAATAAAAGAAAAAGCTAAAGCATTTTTCTCAACACAAAACAGATGTGTAACTAAAGAAGATTATGAAGCAAGAGTATTAAACATACCAGCTGAGTTTGGAAACATAGCAAAAGTATATGTTACAAGAAGTAATGATACGGCAACTAATGAAGCTCAAAGTAGCTATAATAATATAATTTATAATTTGGATGATGTTTTATCAGAGTCAACAGAAAAAATTGACACCATAATGGCCCATATTGACAAAGTAGCTCATGGATTGGAAGATTTAGATGTTCTTACATTAGTAAATCTTAATTTAACAAAAGCTCTATTAGTAGACTTTCAAACAGATAATCTTCCCATATTAGAACAAACTGATTTAAGCACTTTTGATTTATCAAGTATAAATATATATTTATTAGGATATGATAATAAAAAACAATTAGTTGGTAATCCACATGCTACTCAAATGTCTCCTTCACAAACTAATAATTTACCAAATACTTTGATGACAAATATAAAAAATTATTTAGAAAACTTTAAATTGATGACTGACACTGTTACATTAAATGATGGATATATTGTAAACTTTGGTGTGATGTTTGATGTCATAGCTGAAAAATATGCTGATAAACAAAAAGTAAAATTAGATTGTATACAAAAAATAAAAGATTATTTTAGAATTGAAAA